TATCCATTCACCAGAGCTATGAGCAAGAATTGTTGTTAATGACATTTCGGCAATAACTGTTTCTCTTTCATTAGCTACTACTGTATTTACAATAGTTTCTCCAGGAAGCTGGATAACACTAAGGCCGTTTGCAGCCAAAAGATCACGGCAAGCATCCCACACAGACTCAAGATCAGCGTACTTAGACTTGAAAAACGGATTTTCTGAATCTTTTTTTGCATGGGTCAGTTTCCCTTGAACGATTGATAAAGCGGTGGCTAATTTAGCGATTGACTCTGATTGATTCATTTTTGACCCCTAATTGATGGAAAAGACTCAAGAGGATTTCCAAAGATTTCTCCAAAGCTATTAATAACATCACGCAATACAGGATTAACTTGTGCGTTGCGTGGCTTACCACACGCTTGGCGTATGCAATCAACTTGCGCTTGTGACATAAATTCATTACTGAATTCCATATCATCTAAAGCCTTTTCTAAAAATTCTTCATGCTCTAACATCAGTTGGTGTAATTCACCCATTTCGTTCCCCCGAAATACATAGCGAAATTGCTATAAAATTGATTGTAAGCATATTTCATAGGCTGTCAAGAACTATTTGCAAAATAACGACATACGATGTAAGATAATTGAATGAAGCTAAAACTAACAGATTCAGCAATAATTGATTTGCTAGGTGGTACTACAAAAGTTGCTAAATTGGTAGGTATTTCACCAAATGCTGTATCAATGTGGCGAAAAAACAACATACCATCATCGCAATTTGCATTTTTAGGCGCAACTCTTGAAAAAGAGTCGCATGGTTTAATCACTCGCAAGGATATATTTCCTAAGTCCTGGCACATTATTTGGCCCGAACTACAATGAACAGAGAAGAAATGTTACTTAAAATGCTTGCAAGAGCAGAAGAAGAAATTAAACAATTACAATACAGGGCTGATTTTTTAACAAAAGAATTATCACAGCTTAGAGAACGATTAAACTATATGGATCATCAAATTTATGGGGGATCAACAAAATGAAGATAATCGTAAAAATCATTAAGGAAAACGAAGATGGATCAGCCAACGCTCAAGTTGACTTTGACAAAGAAGGGCTTGAAACCCTTGTCCAATGGGGGCTTGTGGCTTTGCTTACCAAAGCAATTGATGAATACCGAATTACACCCGAAAAAGATGGCTCGCCTACTATTGCAAGGGCTAAAGCAGTTGCCCAAAAAAGAACTAAAAAACAGAAATAAGTAGTAAAATCTATGGACAGGCTAGGGTCATCCCCGAACAGCGATTAGTCACCGCCCGCCCAGTCCACCCTATTTTGACTACCTTTGACAGAGGAATTGTATGCAAAAAGCAGATATATGGATGCCCCTTTATATTGGGGACTATCTAGCAGATACAGCTAGACTTACCACCGAACAGCATGGAGCATATTTATTGCTTCTTATGGATTATTGGCGATCTGGTCGATTGCCAGACAATGATCAAGTTTTAGCTCAGATTTCTAAATTATCGCCTGATGCTTGGGGCAATGCTAAAGCAATGCTTAAGCAATTTTTTAGCATTTCAGATGGTTATTGGATTCACGCTAGAGTTGAAAAAGAATTAAACCTTGCAATGCAAAATAAAGCCAAAATGCACGATAGGGCTTTAAAAGGCGCACAAGCTAGATGGGATAAACAAGAAAATGATGCTACAAGCAATGCACAAGCAATGCTTAAGCAATGCCCATCACCTTCACCATCACCTTTACCTTTAACAACAACTAATAAAAACATAGCACCACCTAAAGGTGTTGATGTGTCTTTATGGAATGATTATTTAAAAGTCCGTAAAGCTGCCAAAAAGCCTCTTACAGACACGGCTTTGAAAGGTTTGATACGAGAGGCTGAAAAGGCTAAAATAACTCTCTCAGATGCCCTGCAAACTTGTTGTGAACGCAGTTGGGTAGGATTCAAAGCTGAGTGGGTAAAAGAAGAAGTTACTAGACACAAACAACTTCCGTTAGTAACAAATGAGCAAATTGAAGAAGCATATAAAATTGAGTGCGGTAAAGACCCAAAATTAGCTCGTTTTGGAAGCTACTACGAAATGAAGGATTATGTCATCAAACAAAGGGAACTGCGATCTAGAACACAAGCATAAATGCGCTGTAAGGTATTTGTTGCACTTACGCCACACAAAAGGATTAAGTTGGTTTAGGAGCTACATTACAGACAAAAACTTTAGTAAAGTAATGTTTGATGACTTTTATACGCAATACAAATTAGGTAACAAGGGGGAATACAAATGCTGGAAAAATACATTGTTGGGGCAACAGGGATTGGGTATTTAGTCACAGGAGTTCTACAGTTTCAAAAAGGGGCTACAGCTAATGCAGTAATTTGGATTGGCTATGCTATTGGACAAACTGGTCTTTGGTTGAACTTAAAATGAACTATGATCCACATGATTCAGTTGAATTTATTTATAAAACTGCCCCTGATTATGCAAAAGCCAAAGGTGAACTTGCACAATTAGAGTCATTTAAACATTCATTACGTTCTATTAAAATGGCCCAAGCAGAAGGTTCTAGCATGGCAGCTAAAGAAATGGAAGCCTATAGAAGCCCTGAATACCAAGAGTTATGCAAAGCTATTGGAGTAGCAACAGAACAAGTAGAAAAATTAAGATGGCAGTTAGAAGCAGCAAAAATGCGCTTTGAGGCTTGGCGTACACAAGAAGCCTCTAACAGACATATTGAAAAGATGACAACATGACAGATTACGCAGAATCATTACTTAAATTAAATAGACTTACTAAATCTTTTCTTAATGCAGTATTAAAAAATAGAAAAACAGAAGCATATTTAATTGCTTGCTCTATTACTGAAACAGCACAAGAGTTAGAAGATTGGGCTAGTCACAATAGTGTCCACTAGAAATGAGAAAATCGCTCTTGATAAGATTGCCCGACTCGGATGTATTGTCTGTAGTGCCGCCTATGGGATTGAAATGCCAGACGTACAGCTCCACCATGTTAGGCGGTTTGGTCAGCCCCGATCTACATCCCCTTGCTTACCGCTTTGCTTTGAACACCATCTCGGAAACACAGGAATTCACCTTATGGGTGCAAAAGGTTTTACAGCTAAACACGGCTTTACCCAGGAAGCGTTGTTGGAAAAAGTACAAGAATTGTTAAATGACCGATGAAGAAATTGAAAATGCTTGGTATTCTTTAGGCTTACGAGGCGTAGCTAGTGCTAATGAATGGAATACACGCTATAGATTTGCTAGAGAAATAGAAAAGTTAGTTAAAGCTCAAGAGAATCAAAGCCCAATTCTTGCGAAATCTTATGCGCCCTTCTGCGAAAAGTAGCATCATGCTTTAACCAAGCATCAGTAATAGTGCCTGACCTACTCATGTGTATCATTTCATGGGCCATTGTTCTAATGACTGTATCCAAATGACCGCATCTAGCTGCTGAAATAGTCACTAAATGCTCATGTTCGTCATCTCCATAAGTATATGTACCCATTGTGTCAGGGTCATAATCAACTATAAATTTAACTTCTTCTGGCAACGGAAGTTTCCATTTTGTAAATGGCTCACAAGTCCATAACATTGAATATATGTTTTCGAGTATTTGAGAGTTTAGTTTCATGCCATCATGCGAGGTGTTTAAGTTTTGCGTGAGGAATTACAGTACGAGTGTCAGTTGAGTATGCACCACAAGCCTTACATTGATAACGCTGATAAGCACCAGTAGTTGTATATCTAAAACCTTTGCTGATTAATGATGGTTTAGCGCAAGTAGGGCAAACAAATCCATCCCTATCTTTCATTAAAGCCATATTTACTGGGGTTTTAATCCAGGGTAAAAGCCTGTTATACAACTTTTCAAGCAATAAAACATCTTGAATATTGTATTCACGCATGGTGGCCCATGCTTTTTTATCATTAGCCATACATTTAATCCACAGCGTATGGCCTTCATGCTCTTTCTTTTTGCCCAATCCTAAACGCTGCGCCACATAATCGAGCTTATTACTTGGAAACCTAAATTGACTTTTGACCACTTTTAGTAAATCTATCTGTTTCATAGGTGGTGGCGGTGGCATTTTATGAAGCAAGAATTCCTTGTTTAACGTGGGCATATCGAACTTTGTGCCGTTGTAATGGCAGACTGCATCCGCATCATCTAAAAGGCCGTGTATGCCTTCTAGCATTGATTTAGACGTACTTCCATATACAGAGTCAAAGTAAATAGCTTCTTCACCTAGCCATTTAGCTGAATAGCACATAGTGTATGATGACTCAAGAAGTTGGGAAAGACCTACGTTTTGTTGCCATATTCCCCAAACGTGCGCCACATTAGGCGATGTTTCAATATCAAGCAGCAGAATCTTCAAAATCTTCCCCTTTTGGTATAAAGTAATGAAACACTAACACATAATTATATATAATCAATGACTTATGCTAAAAGAGTTGACTCAAACCATTCTATTGTTGTTAAAAAGCTCAGGGATATGGGATGCTCGGTATTTGATACTAGCCGTGTTGCTGGTGGGTTTCCTGATTTGGTAGTGAGCCATAAAAGCGGCAAAACAGTTTTAGTTGAAGTAAAACGTGATGCTTCTGCTCCTTATACAAAGTCCCAGCTTGAATTTTTAAAAAATTGGCAAGGAACAGTTAGCAGAATTCACGACATTGAAGGCGTAATAAATCTCGTAAAAACTCTTGAAAAGTCGTAAAATAGTATTATTATTCGTAGAGTGTTAACCCCATTTAAAGGAAAAGTCATGGGAATCATGGATCATAAAGCAGCTAAAGGCGCATCAGGCGAAAAAGAACCTAAAAGCGCAACATCATCTGATATGTCAGGTGAGCGCAAATCTAAGTCTATGCGTGGTGGTGTTGCAATGGGCAAAGAAGATAAAATTGGCTCTGACAAAGAGTTCAATACAGGTCGTACTGAAGGCATCTGCTACGAGCACAAAAAAGACGGCTACCGCTAAAAAGCTACAGCTCATAGGGAACGGTAATTCCCTACAAGCTGTATAACCACAACAATAGGGTAATATTGAAATGGCTGAAGTAAATTTTACAACATTTAAACCTCTGGGGGACAAGATTATAGTCCGCCCAGATGTTCGTGTTTTAAGCGATGTGATCTTTGTAGATAACAAGGAAGCGCAGAACATGGGAACAGTAGTGGCAGTAGGCCCTGGTAAGAAGCTAACTGCCGAGCGTAGAGAAGCAATGCCAATAGAAGTAGGTGCAAGAATCCGCTTTGGAACTATGAATGATGATCCTAAAGAGGAATATCTTAAATTCACGCCAATCGTTCACGAAGGTGAAAAGTGCGTGTTAATGTCCTGGCAAGATGTTTGCTGGGTAGAATAGGGGAAAAAATGTACAGTACATTACACAAAATTTGGGATAGATTACAAGCCATTTGGAAATGGATGCAAGACCAAGTAAAGCCTGAACCAATAAAGCCATCTAATGCGTGGCATTTCCCTATTAATGACGAAGTTAAACGTAAACCAAGCCTTAAAAAGGCTACAACTAGGAGCAAAACCATGCCTCTCAAAAAATCAGCCAGCAAAGCAGCATTTAAGTCAAACATTAAAGCCGAAGTAGAAGCTGGTAAGCCAGTAAAGCAAGCTGTTGCAATCGCATATAGCGAGAAACGTGCTGCAACTAAGAAAACCAAAGCTAAGAGAGTATAAGAATGATTACTTTTACAATACAACAAGTAAACGAATTGCTACAAGCATTAGGACAATTACCTTATGTGTATAGCAAGAATCTCATAGATGGTATTAACGCTATTGCTCAAGCTCAGATGGATGTTGCAAAAAAACAACAATCCGAAAGTGTTGCGCCAGAACAACAGTGAAAATAGAACAACGGCCCATTGAGGCTTTAATCCCTTATATTAATAACAGCCGCAAACATTCAGATGAACAAGTGGCTCAAATTGCAGCCAGCATTAAAGAGTTTGGTTGGACTAATCCTATATTGGTTGATGGCACTAGTGGGATTATTGCTGGTCACGGCAGGCTATTGGCTGCTCGTAAGCTCGGCATGGATAAAGTGCCTGTTATTGAGCTGGCACACTTATCTAATACCCAAAAGAAAGCTTTAATCATTGCCGACAATAAATTGGCTCTCAATGCCGACTGGGATACGGAACTACTGCAAATAGAGTTAAAAGAACTATTAGCCGATGATTTCTCATTAGATTTACTTGGATTCGATGCTAAAGAGCTAGACGCCCTTTTAAACGCTATAGAACCGACCATAGGGCTAACAGATGAAGATGCTGTGCCTGATGCGCCAGATGAGCCAAAAACCAAGCCTGGCGATATATATGCGCTTGGAAACCACAGGCTTATGTGTGGTGACTCTTGCTCTATTACGGACATGGAAAAGCTATGTAATGACCGAAAAGTTGATATGTGGCTTACTGACCCACCATACAACGTAGCTTATGAAGGCAAAACAAAGGATGCTTTAACTATTCAAAATGACTCCATGAGTAATGATGGATTTAGACAATTCTTACGAGATGCTTATGTAACTGCGGATACTGTAATGAAGCCTGGTGCTGTGTTTTATATATGGCACGCTGATTCCGAAGGTTACAACTTCAGAGGCGCTGCTTACGACGCTGGCTGGAAAGTGCGCCAATGCCTTATCTGGAAGAAATCTACAATGGTGATGGGCCGTCAAGACTATCATTGGAAACATGAGCCTTGTTTATATGGATGGAAAGAAGGCGCAGGACATCTGTGGGCCACTGACAGAAAACAAACCACCATTTTGGAATTTGACAAACCAAATAGGAACAGAGAACACCCTACAATGAAGCCTGTAGCTTTGTTTGAATATCAAATGCTTAATAATACAAAGGGTGGAGACATTATTTTAGATAGTTTTGGGGGTAGTGGCACAACTATGCTTGCAGCAGAAAAGAATGGAAGAATAGCGTATGTTATGGAATTAGACCCAAAATACTGTGATGTAATCGTTAAGCGTTGGGAAGACTTTACTGGCAAACAAGCCGTACTTTCGGAGTTATAAAGAGAAAATGCAAGGAAAAGAGCATATTCCATCCGATGAAAGCCGTAAATTGGTACGCAGTCTTAGTGCTGTAGGGATTAAATACGTTGATATAGCCCATAAATTAGATATTACGGATGACACCCTTAGAAAGCATTACAAATCAGAATTAGAAGATGGCCGTATAGATGCCAACGCTTCTATTGGTCAAACATTGTTCCAACAAGCTAAAAACGGTAATACATCGGCTGCAATATTTTGGTTAAAAACCAGGGCTGGTTGGAAAGAAACCAATGTAACTGAAATTACAGGTGAGGATGGTGGCCCAATTAAAGGTTTAGAGGTTTATTTTGTAGCTCCCAAAGAAATAAAGCCAAGTGAGTGAAATACCTCAACAAATTAGGGAAGCTGTTAGCAAGGTTGATTTTCCAATCAAGCTGCAAATGCTATTCAATCCATGCCGATATAAAGTGCTTTATGGTGGTCGTGGTGGGGCTAAATCTTGGGGGGTCGCTCGTGCATTACTCGTTATTGGCGTAAAGAAGCCTACAAGGGTACTATGCGCTCGTGAGTTTCAAAATTCAATAGGTCAATCAGTACACAAACTGCTATCAGACCAAATCCACGCATTAAAACTAGAGTCGTTCTATGAAATTACACAAAACGCCATTCGAGGCAAGAATGGTACTGAATTTGCGTTTGTTGGCCTTAAAAACAACGTCACAAACATCAAATCTTTTGAAGGTGTTGACCTCTGTTGGGTCGAGGAAGCGCAGTCGGTATCAAAAACATCGTGGAACATTCTTATCCCTACAATCCGTAAAGAAGGATCAGAAATATGGATTACGTTCAACCCTGAACTTGAAACGGATGAAACTTACCAAAGGTTCGTGGTATCACCGCCAGAGAATTGCGAAGTTGCAAAGATTAATTGGTCAGATAATCCCTGGTTCCCTGATACGCTCAGATTAGAAAAAGATGCCCTATTTAGTAGGGATAGAGAAGCCTACAACACCGTTTGGGAAGGTTTATGCCGTCAGACGGTAGATGGTGCTGTATTTGCCAAAGAAGTCACTCTGGCTGAACTAGATGGAAGGATTTGCAATGTACCTTACGATCCAATTAAGCCTGTTCACGCTGTATTTGATTTGGGCTGGGCAGATGCTACTGCTATTTGGTTTGTTCAGTTTATTGCTCAAGAAGTAAGGCTTATACGCTATTACGAGGATAATCAACAGACAATTGCTCATTATCTTGCTAAAATACAGTCCTATGGATACATTATCGACACTATTTGGTTGCCACATGATGCTGGTAACAAAACTTTGGCCTCACATGGCAAAAGTATCGAAGAAATCGTCAGAGCTAGTAACTACAACACAAGAGTTATTGAACGCACACCTATCGTTGATTCAATCAATGCTGCACGAATGATGTTTAACAAGTGCTGGTTTGACCGCACGAATACGCACGAAGGCTTGCAATGCCTTAGACACTATAGATATGACGTTGACCCAGACACCAAGCAATTTAGCCAAAAACCATTACACGACAACTACAGCCACGGAGCAGATGCTTTCCGTTACATCGGCCTTATGGTTAACGAGCCAAGAAAAGCAGCAAAACCCAAAACTTATCAACTACCGTCAAGTTGGATGGGGTAAAATGTGTAGTAAAAATACTACAGTTGGCTTAAAATCAGCCAAATACTAAGGAATCCCTATGGCATACGATAGCGTTGCAGACTCTCAATCAGACGGCAGAATTGAAGAAGCTAAACAGTTTCTACGTCTTTGTAACGATTCAGATAGCAACAATCGTGCCGAAGCTCTTGACGATGTAAGGTTTGCGGCTGGTGATCAATGGCCTGTAGATGTACAAAACAGTCGTGTATTAGAAGCTCGCCCATGCTTGACAATTAATAAGCTAGATGCTTATGTACGTCAAATCTGTAATCAGCAACGTCAACAACGCCCACGCATTAAAGTGCATGGCATGAACAATGAGTCAGATGCCAAAGTAGCTGAGATCATTACAGGCATCACTAGGCATATTGAAAACCAATCTGATTCTGACCAGGCGTATGACCATGCGTTTGAATATTGCGTAAAGATGGGTTGGGGCTACTGGCGTGTCACTACAGACTATATTAAGGATGATAGCTTTGACCAAGAAATCTACATTAAGCGCATTGAAAATCCTTTTAGCGTTTATTTTGACCCTAATTCTGTTCAACCAGACGGCAGCGATGCTGAAAAGTGCCTTGTTACAACGGTTGTTAGTAAAGCCGTGTTCCGCAAGATGTATCCCGATGCCGATGACGTACAGGGATTTTCCAGTAGAGGAACAGGCGATACGGAGTCGGAATGGGTTACAAAGGAAGATATACGCATAGCTGAGTATTTCTATACTGAGCGTGAGAAAGCAATGATTATTCAGCTTTCAGACGGCACTACAGGCTATAGCGATGAAATGCCATCTAAAGAAGTGTTGGCTTCCGCAGGAATTACAGTCATTGATAAGCGTGATACTTGGCGTAAAAAGATCAAATGGTGCAAGCTAACAGCTATGCAAATCCTTGAAGAAGGCGAATGGGCTGGTAAATACATCCCAATCGTGCCTGTATATGGTCAAGAAGTCAGAGTTGATGACAAGCATAAGAAGTTCGGTTTAGTGCGTATGGCTAAAGACCCACAGCGTATGTATAACTACTGGGCTACTGCTCTGACTGAAACTGTAGCATTAGCTCCTAAAGCTAAATGGTTGCTTGCTGAAGGTCAAGACGAAGGCCACGAAAACGAATGGGCAATGGCTAATATTAAAGCTATGCCTGTATTGCGTTACAAGCAAACTGACACAGAAGGCAGAACAGCACCAACGCCTGTAAGATTGCAGCCTGAACCACCACCAGCAGGTGTTATGTCAGCATTGCAAGGCATGAACCAAGATTTAATGGCTGTAGTAGGTATCTTTGATCCTGGACAATTGCCACAAGGACAACAATCAGGCAAAGCATTACAAGGTCAACAGCAACAAGCTGATATGACTAACTTTCACTACTATGACAATCTGACTCGCTCAATACGTCATACAGGTCGAATTATTCTTGATCTAATCCCTAAAATCTATGACCGTCAACGTGTAATGCGTATTATTGGCGATGATGGTAAGCCTGACATGGTTACTATTAACGAGCAAGGTCAAGACGAACAAGGCGTGTCTAAGGTTTTAAACGATGTAACTGTAGGCGAATATGACGTAGTAATGGAAACAGGCCCTGGCTACAATTCTAAACGTCAAGAAGCCGTAGATTCTATGATGGGCTTATTAAATGCTGATCCTACATTGATGCAAACTGCTGGCGATCTAATCTTCCGCAACATGGACTTTCCAGGCGCAGAAGTCATTGCAGACAGACTTGCAGCATCTAATCCTATGGCGCAAATTGACGATAAGTCACCTATTCCACCGCAAGTACAGATGCAGTTGGCTCAGAGCAAACAACAGATTCAACAGCTTCAACAGCAAATTCAAGCTGAAGAAATGGATAAGAAATATCGTGCTACTGTTCAACAGCAAGTACAAGAAGCTGAAACTCAGCGTGAGAAGATGCGTTTAGATGTTAAGCGTGAAGATACGCAAATGCGTACTGATACACAAGCGCATGACACAGTTATTAAGACTCAGACTCAATTAGAAGTAGAGCAGTTAAAAGCGCAAGTAGCTATCTTGCTTGCAAATATGGATCATAAACAAGCTGAATTAGCTAACGCAGAAACTACCGAAAGAGCAATATGAAAAAAGAAGATCACGCAGCTTATATATCTAAAGAATTAGCAAAAAAATATAACAAAGAATTGCATGAAAAAGCCAAAACTCATCCAAAATATGAGAGTTTGCGTAAAGAAGTAGGTAAAAAACAAGCTATGGATGTAGTGCTTAACGATATTAATATAGGCAATTCTGAAAGAAGCGTACCAAAATAATGTTGTAAATACGCAACACTTATGATATAAATGAATTTGTAGCACCTACCTGTGGGATCACAGGGTTAATTCTTGGAGTTATCCATGTCAGAAGCAAATGTAAGAACGGCAGATAATGTCGTAACAAGCGATAATTTAGCGGAATGGACTGCTAATAAACTTGGTTTAGCTAGTGAAGAAGCCCCTGTT